ATATTGTTTAACTACTTCATCAACTGCACTATCAGCAAATTTAACAATGTCTTTTATTTCTTTATAATTTTTATCCATTTTTATTTATCCTCTCTTTTTATTTTATGATAGCGTTCATTATCCCATTTGATTAGGATAAGTAGACCAAGACCAGCAAGGGCTAACCCACAACCAAATCCAATAGATATCAATATAAAGCTACTCATTTATTCTTGCCTGAATTAAATGTATTTGCTTTGTTGCCATATCAATATATTTTTGATGCTTATTTTTTTTGATGTAATCAAGAAATTGTTTGTGAGTTTCTTCTTTAAATACTTTTAATTCACTTGCAGATTTTACATTTACAGCTTCATTACATAATTGTTGATACATTAAATTTAATTGTGCTGATGTTCCATCTTGATCTATTTCTTCTACATCATCAAGAATAATAAGATTAAATAAATCTCCTAACAAAAATCTATAAGCATAAGTTTGTGCTGACCCATAATCCCAAAATGTTCCTGATGCAGTTGGCATAGCTATATACCAAATATTGTTTTGCCCAGAATCTGCGTGTATTAATTGATATTTAAATACAATGCTATTGTCAGTATTTTTTTCTGGTGCTTGACTAAAATAACCAATCAAGCCTTGTTCTGCTAATGGCTCAACAGTACATTTTTTTATATCACCCTTAGTTGCAATAACTGACCAATTACCTTGTGAATCTTTATAAGCTCCCTTTCCTGTACCTACAATAGGTGGGAAATTTGTTCTAGCCTTTAATAATCTTGTATGTACTTCTGTTTTACTGGTACGAAGTACCATATCTGCTGTACTCTCATTGTGATTGCTCATTGTTTCTATATTGCTCATTGTCTTTCTCCGTAAAATGTGGGAGCTATTTCTAGCTCCCTGTTAAGTTATTTTAAACCACCTTCTATTAGAACTGCGTTTCCAAATATTGTAAGACCATAATCTTCAAACATTTGCTCATTAATCGGAAGGTTATTAATCAGCCCTTCTTCGTTAACTATTACATCATAAGATGAATTATCAATGACCACTCTTTCTGGGTGTCTTTCAATTCTTCCATCTACTAAAGTTTGCATTTGTTTAAGGTCTGGTTGTTTACCACTTTTTTGTATTATTGTTATCATTTTATTTTCCTATTTAAGTTTTGACATAATCATTATAATTTAATGATTATTATAATCAAGTTATAATTGTAATTTTTTTATGGTATAGTATACTTTAATGTAGGGTATATTATTAATTATTAATTAAAACAAGGAGTTACAATGTTATTAAAAGATTATCTAAAGGAAAAAGAAATTACAAATGCAAAATTCTCAAAGGATTTGGGCGTGAATGAAGCAATTGTTTTGAAATGGCGTTATGCTGATGTTATCCCAAGATTAAATTATATGCACAAAATATATAAGCATACAGATGGATTGGTGACACCTAACGATTTTTACGGGATCAATCAATGAGTTTTAATGCTATGGCATGGGCTTCAAAAGTTAATACTGACAGCTCGATAAGCAAACTTTTACTTTTAATGATTGCTAATTATGCAAACGAGAAAGGTGAAGCATATCCGAGTCAGGAGCATCTGGCAAAGTTATGTCAATGCTCTAGACGTTCTGTTGTTAGGCATATTAATAAATTAGAAAAAGATAAATTTATATCAATACGAAAAGAAAAAAATGGAGCATATGGATTTAATCTTTATACGTTAAATATGGGGTTAACGCCAGAGTGGCACTTAGCTAATGACAGAGTGGCACACAATACTCAAGATATACAAATAACATCAGATTTTGAAAAGTTCTGGGATAAAGTTCCTAGAAAGATTGCGAAAAAGAAATGTCAGAAGATATATAATAATCTGGTAAAGTCTAAAGAAGTTACTGAAGATGAATTGATCAGTAGTATGGAAAGATATGCTGAAAGTGTAAAACAAACTGAAACAATTTTTATCGTACATTGTGCGACATGGTTGAATCAGGGTAGATGGGAAGATACGATCGAGGTAAAAGAAAAAAACAAGAATTTTTTATTAGGATAACTGGAGATTACAATGAGCAAAAAAATAGAAGGGTTATATACAGCTAGAGATTTATGGGAATCAGTCAAAGATTTACATTCAGGAAATACAAGTCAGCCATATGATGTTGGATTCTCAGCCTTAGAGAATAATTATAAAGTTGCGAGAGGTACTTTACATGTTTGGACTGGTGTTCCAAATCATGGGAAAAGTAGTTTTCTTGCGGATATATTAGTCAGTATGTCAAAATTGCATGGTTGGAAATATGCGATATATTCTCCAGAGCATAGTATGGCAAATAATGTTAAGCGTTTATGCGAAAAATTTATGATGAAGCCATTCGATTATGGTATGTCTGAAAGAATAACAAAAGACGAATTAATAAAAAGTTTAGCTTTTATACAAGAACATTTTTATTTTATTGATATGGAAAATGAGTCACCTGATATAGATTGGATATTAAACGTAGCAAGACAAGCTAAAGAAGAATATAACATAGACGGTTTAATCATAGACCCATATAACGAAATTAACCCTAAACGTGCTGGAAATTTAAGAGAAGATGAACATATTTCAACAGTATTGTCAGATATAAAAAGATTTAACAGAGAAACTGAGTGCGTTACGTGGTTGGTTGCACATCCGACAAAACTTCCAAGAGAAGCAGATGGAACTTATAATGTAGACTCTTATTCTATAAGTGGCACAGCACATTTTGCAAATAAAGCAGATGTTATATGTGTTGTATCTAGAAACTTTGCTGAAGAAAGAACAGCGTTCCAAGTAAAAAAGGTCAGGGAAGCAGATTTATACGGTAGTATTTCTGAAACATTCTTCAAATGGAATAACAAAACAAGATGCTTTCATCAATTAGATAGCAACGTATGGAGATAAACATGATTAAGAAAATGGTAAAGAAACTTTGGCAAGGCAAGTATTGTAGCATCAGAGACTATGAATTAACTAAGGCGATTAAAGCTGGTGGTTTGATCTTATGCCATAAAGATAAACACATGGTGATAAGTGCAGATGAATTAAGTCAGTTAAAGCCAACAGGTAAGTTGATTCAGTCTAATTACAAGGGTAGCTATAGGTTGGTAGATGTGTTATTTAAACCACAGACAGAAGATATTTATCAAGAGCAATTATTTAAGGAGTTTTAAATGAGTGAACAATGGGCAGTACATAATACAGTTATAAAAAATATCAATGATCTGATTGAATACGATAGCAACCCTAGAGAACATACCCCAGAACAAGTAGAGCAAGTTGCTAATTCAATAAGGGAGTTCGGCTGGACTATGCCAATATTAATTGATGAAACCAATGAGATTATTGCTGGGCATGGAAGATTAATGGCTGGAAAACAGCTAGGTATCAAAGAAGTGCCTTGTATTGTTGCACAGGGCTGGAGTGATGAACAAAAGAAAGCCTATTGTATAGCAGATAATAAACTAACTGAAAACAGCACATGGTCTAAGGATTTCTTAAAACTTAATCTGACTAACTTATATGACAATGAATTTGATTTAAAGCTCACAGGATTTAGTGATGATGAATTATCTAAGTTATTGCCAGACTTTAATATTGATGAAGGGCTTACAGATGAAGATGATGTGCCAACACCACCAGAAGAGCCTGTTACTAAATTAGGCGATATATGGTTATGTGGAGAGCATAGGGTAATGTGTGGGGATAGTACAAAAGAAGAAAATATCTTAAAACTTTTAAATGGTTTTAAACCTAATGCTATATTTACCGACCCACCATACGGAATTGGTTTTGATAAAAAAAATCAAAAAATAGGTAAATCTAAATTTTATGGTGCTGTCTTAAATGATAATAATAATAAAACTGCAAAAGAAAGTTTTTTAATTGCAAAAAAAATGAACATTCCAGAATTATATTTTTGGGGAGCTAATCATTATTCTTCTATTTTACCAGATTCATCTTGTTGGATTGTATGGGATAAACAAGGTGGAAAATCAGTAACTTATGCTGATTGTGAATTATGCTTTACGAATATTGATAAACCTGTACGAATGTTTACTCATATTTGGGATGGATTTCGTAGAGATAGCGAAAGAAATGTTGAAAGATTACACCCAACACAAAAACCTATAAAGTTATTTACTGATATTTGGAAGAAATTTAATACAGGACAAGTTATTTTAGATTTATTTCTTGGGAGTGGCTCAACTATAATTGCTTGTCAAAAGACAGACAGATTATGTTATGGAATAGAATTAGATTCTAAGTATTGTGATGTGATTGTTAAGAGATGGCAAAACTATACAGGGGAAGAAGCTACATTGGAATCTGATGGTGCTAAATTTAATGATATGTTGAAATAATCTTATTTTTACTTTATAAAAGGTATATATGCCTAAATTAGTAAACAAAACAGAAGAAAACGCAAGAATGGTAACACAGTTATCTGGGCTTGGATTGCCACATGAGCAGATATGTTCTATCTTAGACATATCAAAACCTTCTCTTTATAAGTATTATCAAGAAGAATTGTTGAAGGGTAAAGCTACTGCTATTGCGAAAGTTGCAGAAAACTTATTTAAGATTGCAACAGGCGACCCAAAAGACAGAAATACTTTGGGTGGAGCAATTTTCTTTTTGAAAACTCAAGCCAGATGGACTGAGAAACAAGTATTGGAGATTCAAGATGGCACAGAGCAAGATGATAAATTTAAACAGCTCATCACAGACATTCAAAGAGCTAAACTCGCAGAAGAAGATAGCGACAATACTATTAACTGATTGGATAAGGAAAGCTCGTAATAATCAAATAGTTGTTGATGAAGATGATTATAATATTCAATTATTCTTAGCTGGTAGAGGGTGGGGTAAGACTTTAACTGGTGCATACGATATTATTCAATATTGTTTAGTCAATCCGAACAGCATTTGTGGTGTGGTTGCTCCAACATATGGCGACTTGAAAAGAGTTTGTTTTGCTGGTGAATCAGGTTTATTAGGCATATTAGACAAAGGTTTATTAAATGATTCTGGATATAATAAATCAGCCAATGAGATAGAATTTTATAACGGCAGTAAGATTATTGGCTTCCCAGCGATTGAGCCAGACCGTTTACGAGGTGTGCAGTTCCACAGAGTTTGGTGTGATGAATTAGCTTCTTGGCGATATAGGGAAACATTTGATAACTTGATGATGGCTTTGCGATTAGGTGAATCTCCTAAATGTATTATTACTACTACACCCAGACCAACCGAGTTAATTAAAGAGTTGGCAGTTAGATCAGATACCAAAATAATAAAAGGAAGTACATTTGATAATGTTGCTAATCTTGCTCCATCAGCTATAAAAATGTTGAAAGAAAGATATGAAGGCACTAGGCTTGGGCGACAAG